ATTCATGCACGCCAATGGCGGCTATTGGATTACTGATGTAACTTCGTATGCAGGTACTACAATCCCATACAGGCGCTATGATAGCAGTATGGTTTATAAAACAACGGGAACCTACAGCCATAGGCAAGCGCTTGGAAATTTGCCAGCGCGTCCACAATGGGCGGCTAAACCTAATTTGTATTATCAGCCAGTATCGCGCCAATGTATAATTGACACCGAAAGATTAAACATAGCCTATACGTCGCGCTATAGGGGCAATGCAAGCATAAACGCTTATGAATTAATTGCAACAGAAATACCCACGGGCTCAACTCCAAACGCCGTGCCGTTTAAGTTTAAGATATTAGTGAGATTTGCATATCCTGCTAACTCTACTAAGAACTACGAGCAGGCCGAAATTATACATAGGGTTTGGCTGGAGGATAGCAGCGGCAATAAAAAGCAATTGGATGCAAATGGTTATTGGGTTAGTACTTCGTTTGTAGATCCTACCAATGAAAAAATAGATATTAAAAATCAGCAAGGTAACTGGATAACTTACAAGTTCGAAAAGCAATGCACCACCGCACCGGTGGGATTTGACAAGCTTAGAATTATAATCGACGAAGTTAACGTAATAGCTCCAATGTTTTCCAAAATTGGAGGATGGCGCACCGGTGGAACAATACGCGACGACGTGGCATTTTGGGGCAGCATTGACGTGGCATTTGCAACAACTTCCGACTATCAGAATCCCGACTATGTGTTTGAAGTTACTGAATTATTCAACGCCAGCGCGGCTAATTTAGCCAACAGCACGCAAATTGAGTTACAACCTAAATATTACTACAGCGAAAATAAATACGGCGTTGGAAATATTTGGGCAAACGATGGAACGCAGTGGGTAATTGCTGACGAATTTTACGGCGGTTGGGATTCCATAACGAAAGGCACTCCAACTAAAATGCTGGGGGTTGGGTTATCTTCGTTGTATGCTGATTTCGTGCCAGTGGTGCGCGGCACTTGGGTTGATTCGGGAAGCTTGGATTTAGTGAAATCGTTATACTTCGACAACTACACATGGGTATTAAATGGGGTTTCATTTAACCCAAGGCAAGACCAATGGGAAGGCGAATGGTTGGGAGTTGCACCGGTGTACACTAACACCACAACGACAGGCGAGGGCTTGCGAATTGGCAACACGCAAGACGGGATTGTGCGCGACAGATTGAATTTAATTGAAACGCAGGTAAACAATTATCAATCTATGTTAAGCGACATGCCCGATACTATTTTAGGGTATCTTGTGAACGAAGCAGACGGAGCACCAACGTCCGAGCCAACATTGAACACACGGTGGGAAGTCATGCTAAAATACACCGAAAGCACGGGTAATATTGATTGGCATCTGCAGGAACATGACGCGAGCGTAACGTACACCAACGGCACGCATACCATAACGAATGGGTACGAGCTGATAATCTGCGATAGTACGGACGGCAACGTAACGGTGAACCTGCCAGACGCAGACGAAAATAAGGGAAAGAAATACTATTTTATTAAAATAGCCAACCCGCACACGGTTACTATTAGCGGCGGTACGTTCAACATAAACGGCAGCACAGCAACCACAATTAATAATCTATACGGAAGTAAGACGGTAATATCCAACGGCACGCAATGGTATATTATCGGAAGCGTTTAAATTGTTAACGTAAGCGCGGCGCTGATTGATTAAATTTGAAACATGGCAAATCCTTCAATCGACATAGCCGTAGGCGGTCAAGGTTTTAAATACCACGCGGCTTCAACCGTTACAGGTGTTTCTTACGATTCATTGGTAGTGCGTGAAAATACTGTTTTTACAAGTTTCACCGTCAAAGGTGATAACGAAGCAAGCGGTAGTAATGTATTAACTGCACGGGGCATGAGTGGAATTACTTTTTTAGCTGGCGAATTTTTGCCTGCTGGTAAAGGTTACACAATAACCGGCTTCGTAATTTCAAGCGGAAGCGTAATAGGTTATTAATATGCCGAGAATAGGGATAGGCGTTGGCCTTGATCGTGTACACTTTGGCGGTGGATTTGATGCAGACTACCGAGCGGTGTTAAATTATGCTACATCGTTGGGTTATACTTTACCATCAGCAGGGCAACAAACGAAACAAAATCAATTGTTAATTGATTTAAAATCTGCTGGTATATGGAGTAAGTTAGATGCGTTTGCAATGTTCGCAACCGATGGCAATAGTAATTTTGCCCTAATTGATTGGAAGCGGTTAGTTGTGATGACTGCAATCAATAGCCCTACATTTACAACAAATCAAGGGTTTAACGGAAATGGTACAAGTAGTTATGTAAATACCTCATTCACACCATCCAATGGCGTTAATTACGCATTAAACAATTGTTCATTTGGTTATTGGGCATTTTCTGGATTAGATACATCGGGAGCAAAAATTAATATAGGTTGTAGGAATAGTGCATCTCTTGGACTTACTTACCCCGTTGGAACTAATGAAGCGACATTATTAATTAATTCAAATACAACAGTAGGTGGTGTATTAACCGCATCTTCATCAAATCTAGGATTAAGGCATTTCAATAGAATTGCGTCAACGGGTTCCCGATATCTCAATTCAACTGGTGTTGTAGGAACCAATACAAATATTAGTGGAAATATACCGACTGTATCAATCTTTATTAATGCCCTAAATAGTAATGGTTCACCATCTTCATATACAACAACTCGAATAAGTTGCGTATTTGCTGGAGCATCATTAGCAACAGAAAATTCATCCTTAAATTCGGCATTATCAACTTACATTACCTCATTATGATAGTTTTGCATCCAAATATCGAACAATACAACAAATTAAACGGGTATAAATATAACGCATCAGAGTTATTATTCGTCATTGATGGAAGCGGAAAATACATAGTTGGTTTGGAAGTTTTAGAAGATTCTAATTTTTTAGAAATACACGACCAACTTGACCAACTTGAAAGAATACAATATACACCATTCAATGAACAAGTTTAACGACACCACCGCAACGATAGCAACCGCAGTAAGTGGAAGCGCAACGGTTATACATTTTTCTCAAACTTGGCAGCCCGTAGCCGCTTTCGTGTTGGCTATTGTGGGCATAGTGAGTGGATTGTTTGCGATTGTTTATTGGAGCAAAAAAATCAAGGCATTAGATGGCAAAAAATAGCGCAATAAGCACGTTTAAATCCAAGCCGAGGCGCAAGCTTGGCCGTCATAAAAAACATAAGAACAAACATGAATCAAACAAACCATACCAAGGTCAGGGCAAGCGTTAAGGGTTACGCTAAACCAACGCCAGCGAAGTGGCGCAAGATAGGCGACGGCTTGTTGTTGTTATCTACTACAATCGCGGCCTTGAATTTACAGCATCCAAGTGTTGCCATTGCCGTGCAAGTTAGTGGGGTAATAGGTAAGTTTTTAACAAACTTTTTTCATGATGCAGACACCGACGCGCCTACAAATTGAAGCTGCAATAAAGCGGCTTGGATATAAGTGGTTTGAAAGCGGCGATTATAACGTCAACATAGTAGGCATTCGTAACGCTTCCACAGGCGCAAAGGTTACAAATTTATTCGACGACTGGATCAGCATAAGCTGGAAAGAAAAAGGCAAGTGGTGCTATCAGATTTATGCAGCTACTACCGAACCGGGTAAAAAAGGAATGCAGGAAGGCAAGGCCAAGGGCGGCGTATTTATATTGAAGCCCGGCCAATATCGTGGCAGCCATCAGCTTGGGTTGCATCAAGGCAAATATCAAGCGCTACGCCAAGTCGGTGCGCTTCGTGGTTATCGCGACGGCGACAGAGATTTAGAGTTTGATTATGTGAACGAGCAAGACGTTTGGAACGCTGGGGTTAATATCCATAAGGCAGGAACTAACAGCAACTATGTTGAGAATTGGAGCGAGGGTTGCCAAGTGTTTAAGGTGGCGCAGGATTTCGACGAATTTATGCAGGTGATAAATAAAGCGGCCACACTATACGGCGACCGCTTTACCTATACGTTACTACTTAGCAGCGATTTGATTTAATTTAGCAACCGCTTCCGGTGCTTCCTGTACGTCGCTAATTTCTTCGACGGCGTGCATACCCATCATGATTTCTGGAGCATACAGACGGCCAAAGAAAGCGGCAGCGCGATACATAAGCATAAGCTGCGGCATTGTCTTCCATTTGCTGCCCTGCTTAGTCGTCCAGCCTTCGGCTGTTGCCATTTCGATGGTAATTAACGGACCTTCCAACAGCTCGCCGGTGCTGCGCTCGGTTGCATAAGCTTGGCAAGTTGTTGGGGTATTCTTAAATTTCAATGCGGTAAATCTTCCAGAACTATTAAGCGCTGCAATAATAAACGAGCTGCTCCATGACGGCCTGCCGTGAATTATGTGTAAATTCTGCATAACCATCAGCGGACTGGCTCCGATTCGATGCGCCATTTCCAAGGCTACCAGCGTGTTGGGGATGTTGTTTTGATAATCCTTTGGAATCATGGTGCTGCTGGATAGGGCTTTCGCCACGCGCTGTGCGTGTTCAAATGATTGTAGGCTGAAAGTTTCAGCGGTTTCTGTGGTTGTTATTTCGGTTGTCATAATTGTTTCTTGCTCCTTATGTTGTATAAAGGTTGTAATAATTTTATCCATTCTCTTTCACAATTTAAAACATTGTAATCATCATACTCTATTAAAAAAAATTTATCAAATTTATATTTCATTCTATGGGATATGATTCTACTGTAAATGTTTTTTGAATGGCCTACATAAATTGTGTTATTGTTTAATTCTAAAATATAAACAAAATGAAGTCCTTTTAAACGATTAAATTTTTGATTAAAATCCTCTTTATTGAAAGTCCAAAAACAATGGCTATAATATATTAACTCGTTTGCTTTTTCTTTTGGTGTCATAATTTTAAATTTAATGCCATTACTTCGGTGCCATATTGCGGCCAATCGTTCAGCGACATGCAGCGGCGGTATGTTTCAACGTCTTGTTTATAAGCTTCGCGGCCTGCCTCAATATCGGAAT